GTATCTCCTGGTTCCAGTTCTAAGCCCGAAACTCCACCAGTAAGCGCATCGTATACGATGATCCGCGTGGTGTTAAGAAAGTCAGCTTGGATTACTGCGGAAATGGCTAAAGTTTCTACAGCAAACAACGGTTGCCGAGTCGCAGGGACCGGAACATCTCGCTGTGCTGTATGAAAAGGTGTTTGATCGGGCATTATTTACTCCTTACTATTTTCTAATATGACCAGGATTGGCAATCTCGTCTGTAAAAGGAGTAGACACGCCATCCATATCTTTGTTCGCCATGTTATAAATTCCCCCGTTAGTCTAGTTATCTAACGCTTCTTGCCGTTTCTTGATATTCTTTTTGACAGCATCAGGCACAAAAATTTCTTTTAGAGTCTCTCCAATGAAACCCTTAATAGTCCCTTTTGGGATTGTAGGAGCCTCACCGCCTTGTTCCGCAGATTCATTCACTGTTTGAATTGCTTGAGCCTGTGAAGGCGTGACACCAGTAGATTTTTTTTCAGGTCTTTGCAATAGTACCATGATTAAGACTGCCTTGTGCTTTTGGTAGGAGCGATCTGAGTATCACTAAAGGTACTCGGAATTTTCCCGCCATGAGTTGCAACACTCCTGCGTCCAGCATGACCAGCATCACCACCAGGGGCGGTATTGGGAGAAGGCGTACGACCTGGATACCCAGGCTCACCATCAACTCTAGCAACGTTATCACCGTCACCATGCTGTACTGGAGCTAAACCATCGTCAAACGGCGTATCAATTACTGTTTTATGAGACATTAGTTTTCCTCCACTTTGGCTCTATCAAAGCCTTGTCTAGTTACATATAGTTCGATTTCCTCTGCTCGACTTGGTGTAGCCGTACCAGGAGGAAGATCCTTATTGATGGGACCAGTTACTTTGGCCGAGGATTCCCCTCTGCCATGCTTACTACCAGTATAGCCATCAAACGGACTGTTGATACCTTCAAAATCGGGCATAAATTCTCCTTAAAAATGACCATGATGGCCGTGGGCCGAAAACGGTCCTGATCTGACAGATTCCGAAGTTATAAGAACGGACGGTACATCTGTCCAGACCTCTGTGGCGTAAATCTCGCCATCTTCTATCGCCAGTTTTTGTAACAATGCTTCAAATCGCACCCGCGATCTGTCAGCCTGACGAAAATTGTGCATTGGATTTGGTTTATCTCTTGTTCCAGGCCAGTCAGCCAATTCTGACAAGGCGTATAATTTAATCAAACGATCAGGGATTGTGTAAGGTAATTCCTGAAGCGCAGAAAAATCTGAGGTAATTGACCAATAGAGTATGCGAAAACCTTTCGCTGATTTTTGGTGGGGCCAAAGTTCGTACATTGGCAAAGGAGTCGTATCGGGGCTGTAGCGCAAGTCTGCTAAAGCAAGTGCTTCGCCCGTTCTCTGCCGTTGTGGATCTAGCCAATCTAGTCTTGATTGATCCATATCGGTTATCAATCTAGCTGGACGGTTTGGATCAAGAACTGAAACGAACCCGTAAAAATCAGAAGGTGCAGTTATGTACGCAGTAAAAATAGTGTATCCCACACCAGCTTCAGTGCCGTCAGGGAATACTCTATCAATAGTGATTTCAGTATCAGATGTGCGGGTCGCCACGGTGAAGACGTGATTACCAATCTTAATTTGCTCACCAACATGAGCAGCCAGGAAAGTAGTTCCTGCGCCCGTTATGGTAGCGGAGTCTTTTGTGACAGTAATAGTGCCATCCGATACTGCATCAATTACAGTAAATTGGCTTTCTTTAACTGCCCAACTCCAAAGTTTAGAATCGCGTACTTCTTGGAAACCGTCTTTTACCCAACTCTGTATCAGTCGTTTCGGAACTTCAGGGTTGTAAAAAACAAGTTCCCTCCAAATATCATCGAAGGTACTTGCCATTATTTACCCCTTATCTTCCGATAACTTCCACTTCGACCACTACGGCTGACAAATCTACCGCGTTAGCAACCTCAATCAAGGCACCATCAGCGACAGCATCATAATCAGCGTAATACGCCACAATAGTTTGAGCAACCGAGTCCCAATGAAAGACGTAACCATCTTCACCCTGGTTGAAGTTGATGTGAAGAATCTCACCAAGTCCAACGTCAGAAGCCAAGATAGACTCACCGCCTGTTACATAAGATGCATCAAAGGTAATCGAGAGCAAAACTCTACGAGCGTTCGCCAATAGTGGAGTTTGTGTTCCAAATGTTAAAGCCATTAAGTTCTCCTATAGCAAGGCAAGGGTAGATTGAACTCCACCCTTACCTACTAAGTTTCGATGATTAACCAGTGATTCGGTTCAACTGTCCCTGGAATCGGGGCTGTACGCAAGTCACGTTACCAGCGAAGAACATCTGTCCTGCCAGCAAGTTGTCGTCACGTTCGCCTTTAAAGCCAGAGAACCCAAACGCAAATTCAGGATCAGCAGTAACCCACAGACGGAAATGCTTGGTGTTCAACCACCATAACACTTCGCCTTCGCCAGCGTCAAGCAAGTTCTCTCCGAACCCGTTTTCGCCAGGAGCGTACTGCGATACCATGATTCGAGCGTTATTGAACTCAAGTCCGGTAAAGCCAATCGTAGGATCAACGGAACTGAACCTCTGTTGGGGCTGGAACTTCTGCTTAATAAAAGCAATACCGCGATTGGTGGTCACACCAAGATCGGGCTGTTCCGCACCGACAACAGTCTCCTGGTAAGTTTCCTCTAGCGTTTTATAGCTAATGGAACCGGAAACGTCAGTGACGTTACCATCCAGGGCGTTATTCACGTCAGAACGAAGAATCGTTCCGTATGAGGGAAACGTCTGACCATCTACGTCAGAAGCCAACTCATAACTGTCAGTTACGTTGTCGTTTATAATTTCAGCAAGGCCATTCAGTCTCAAGGACCGATCCGTACCATCACCACCGGAATTGTCCAAACCGTAACCATAAAGGTCAACAGCCAGATCTTCCGACAGCTTCAGGGCCGCGTTGACCATGTGCAAGTCGATAATTCGGAAAGCCGCTTCAGGGCCGACATTGATAACCTGAATTTCCTCTTTCACGACAGAAACATTACTGTAATAGTGCTTCACGTTATGTGTAGTCCTATTAGCAATGTCTTTCTGCGTGATGGTAAACGTATTAGTCGTATTCGTACGATCATACGGTCCACCGTTCTCGCGGTCATACATGAACATTTCCTCAAATGATTTTCCCCCAGGGAAGACCATAGGCTGATTTGCCTTCATGAACGCTAAGAGAGGATCATTCAAAAAGATACCATCTGCGACACCAGGAGCAATAAATTCCTGTGTTAGTGCATTGATTTCAGATAATGAAAGAGCCATTTTTCTCTCCTAAGTTAAAAGTTTAATCTCTTGTCCATTCAGGGATCTGTTTAGACCCTGATCTGTACTCTTGCAGTCGCTTCATGGCACCAGCAGCACGTTGGTCAGGAGTTGCTAACTCTGCGTCAGCTTCCTGAATCGCGTGAACTCTGCGTGGGCCATCGTCCAAGAGGGGTGAAGCAGGATTTTCTGCAATCATTTCCTCTTTGGCCTTCAGCACATCAGCAGCAAGACGCTCCTGATACGATTTCTCTGCAAGTCCAGCATATTCCTCTCTAAACATCGAAGTATACGCTGTTTCCAGATTCACATTGTTATCTTCGGCAAACTGGATAAGCTTACGTGTGTCAAGGTATTCGTTAAAATCCTTGTGGTGCTTGTTACCAAGTTCCATGACAGTCGAGTTGTATTCGGCGTAGGCGCGATCTCTAACATCGGCCATATCCTTCAACTGATCCATCGTCACGTACTGCTTTTCTTCAGGTGTCTCTGGAGTTACTATCGGTTTCGTTGGCATCTCAACATCGTTTTCCACTAGTTTTGCTCTGTATTGAGCGTTTTCCTCAACAAGATTATCATAGATATCCTTGTTATTGTGGTCATTGTCTGCGTTGCGCTTAACGTACAACCTAGCATCGTCCATTTCGGTTTGAACTCTCGTCTGTGCCTCGGTCAGTTCTGCTTGAGCCGTCTTTAGCTCATCCATACTGCGCGAATAATCGCTTTGCCGAGAGAACGAGTCGCTCAAAGCCTTCAAAGCTACCTCGTCGCCAGCCAGGGCATCTTTAAGCCCCTTGGCATCTTCCTCTGAAAGTTTACCACTTCCAATTGTTTCCGCAAACCATTTTTCATAATCAAATGGCATAATACTAACCTCCTTTTACAGCCAGTTTATAAAACTACTTCCTATTAAATCTGAGTCTGCTGCCCCGCCTGTTGCGGAGCTACAGCTTCTTCATTAACGCCAGAAATAGAAGAACCTTGTAATTGGTTGGACCGCGATAGGCCAGCTTCAATGCCAGCTTTTATCTGCGGTATGATCTGAGCAGCAACATCGCCAAAACCTGGAAGTAAGTTTGCGAGGGCGAGTATGCCTTTCTCCAATCCTGTTGCCATCTGGAGAATGACCCCGACCTGTTGTATACTTCCTAAAGAGGGTGCCTCCGACTGGTTCTCTGTAGAACCTTGTTGGGCCAGCCTAGGTTTCTGCTCAGGAGCCGTGGTGGGTCTGGGAGGACCATCATCTAAGTTCCTTCGTCCTAAAACGGGTAAATTAGACAATGCTTAGTCTCCTTTATTGACCTTAATTATATCGTGACCGCCTGACTTCTCGCCGTGATTGGCGACAAGACCTGGACGATCAAACCCTGCAACTGCGCCAAAGCCCTCATAATGAGTCCAATTGTCAGGCATAGCCTCAACCGGACCATCAAAATTCACAGTTCTGGGTACATCTGGATCGAAATCCCCGAAAACGGGGTGTTCGAACGCTGGTTTCTTATGCGCTCTACTTGGCATATTACTTCTTTTTCCCGATAGCATCCGTAAAGATGGTATCCATTGTTCCTTTGTTAGACATTTCTGATAGCCTCAAAATAAATGTAGGGAGTGAGGGGTGGCCTGACCCCCTACGATATTAGACAGAGAAGGCGATAGCCTTCATTAGTAATCATATCACACAATTAAATCCTAATCAAGTTAGGACTCAGATACCACCGGACGACCATCACCTTTGACTTCAGTCGAGGGCGTAGTCTGCGCTGTGGGCTTACGACCCGCAGTTCCAGCCGTTTCTTGCTGGATAAGAGCGATCTTCTGATCCAACTCACTTGACAGTCGAGCCGCAATCTGTGGAATATTCGGCACTTCCAGCAATTCCAAGAAGGTTTCGTGGTCGATCTCACCCATTCGCCGTAGCATGATGGCCTCGGCTTTCTTTGTAATCAACTGCAACTCCAGCATGGAGTTCGGTGTCACATAGAAGGTGAAGTTCGATGCATGCTTAATAGCCCGTTGGGTTCTCGTCAATCCAGCAAATTCGCTGAAATTCTGCAAGTTTCCGTCAGTATCCAGAATATCTCCCCTGCCATCAGGCACCAGGGAGTTAGGATCGAAGTCAAAATCTTCTAAGGTCAGCCCGCCAGGGCCGAGAATCGCCATCCTTCTCTTAGCAGTATAGTGCTGCAAGAAGCCGAACTTGACCAAATGTGCCAGTTCTCTGATGGAAAACTCTAGCAAACGCCCCCGCATCCGTAGTTGCGGAGACATACTAGCTTGGATAGCCTCAATAGATTCTTGCGAAGGAGCCTGTCTCAAGCGCGTCAATGCCGATAAGTCGCGCGAACCCGACAGCAAATCCATTTTCTCAACAACCCATTCAAGCATTGAGAATACATAGTTCTTGAGTTCAGCACCGCCCTCAAATTGGATTCCTTGACCACCGAGAAAGCGTAGTCTCATATTCTGGCCTGAACGCCGTGAGTCGAATTTCGCTAGTTCTTTCTGTGAGATAACTCTGGAATCTGCAATCTTGTTAGGACGTAGATCCTTCTTAATATTATCGTCTACGCCCTGAATCACATTATTCACAAATTCGTTCAACGGAATTAGATCCGCAGTTAAACTCTTTGAGAAAAATGAGTTGGGATAGACAAAACTCATATCATTGAATAACTTAACAACGGGGAACATATCAAACCACCAAACGTTCGGCCCATCGTAAAATACTTTCTTTCTGGAAGCTATGATCGTGCGCCCGCGCGGGTACAAGGGTTGCCCTGGTTCTACCTCATAACTATAAAATGTTTCCTGCCCTTTATTGTCCAGGCCCATCGAAACGGTGTTTCCACCCTCATTGAGTTCATCATCTTTCACATGAACTGTAAAGACTTCCACACCTGGAATCGTCATACCTGGCTTTCCAGGGTTGCGGAATCTACTAAGCACAGGAGAAATCATACGATCAAACACATGGGAGGTTATGTGCCGACCAGTACCAAATGCTACGTCCTGGTCAGGTTTGATGAAATCCGCTAAATGCGGGTACTTCGCTTTTAAGAAACTGACTGTTTCTCTTGACCGAATGATAACTCCCATACTATCTTGGATAGACATAGAAGTTGTGGGTCTGATTGGAATAACATCTCTAGCATCTCTAGGAATCACATCGAGATCGCCCTTACCACCTTGAAGTTCGGGGTTCCAAATAAGATGGAGATATGCACAGCCCGCTGGCATAGCCAACTGTACGGCTGCTCCGATTTTCAGATCAATAAAATTATTCAACCACCACGACTGCGATAGTTGGTTAAGGATCATAGCCTGACCCTTGAAAAGATCGTTAGCTGATTTATAAGAGAAGAAGGGCTTGAGATCCGTCAGAGCAGCAACATTGTCGCCAATCGCCTTGCCAACCAAGTTGACGGTCAAATGCGAAAGATCGCTGTGTTGCAACCTACTGTGTTGCTCACCTTGAATAAACTGGATGCCCCTATCAATATCTTTGTAACCGAACTGTGCGCGTAAGAAGGCATCACCTTCATTGACCATCTGACCTACCCAAGAGAGAACATCTTTCTCACGTTGGGTAATAGGAACTACATTCGCCATAGATTATCTCCCTTGTAGCTTTCTTTCTAACAATGCCTTTAGATCAGTTTGGTGTTGATCCTGCACAGGGTTTTTCGCATAGTCCTCTTTGCCGTGTTCGGTGTCATAGGAGTATGCTTCGCAACATAACTGTTGATCTTCATGTTTCTTTTCGAGTTTTCGTAGTTGTTGAAGACTCTCGATTAACACAGGTTCGCCTTCAAGCCGAGACAAATGCTCTGCCACAAAGGGAACAAAGTTTTTACGCTGCCTCCGTCTGGGATCATAGGCCATTTCCGTCTTACAGATCGGGCATAGCTGCACATGATCCATAATATCGGCACACGTAATATATTCATCAATCATCCGTTCTTCGCAGTTAGGACAATCAAAATCGTATAAAGGCATTAAACTAGATCCAGCACAACGTTCACGGCATAAGCTAGTTGCTCACGCACATATCGTTGAATTTGCTCAACCACCACTTCTTTCGGATAACCCTCGGCTTCTTGCGCCGATGTGGGTTCTCCCACTTCAGCATTGAAATAGGCCCGCTCCTTCAGCATGGCGGTCTGATCGCCGCTCATCTGAAGTTCAACACCTTGCAACTTAATTGATCCAACGGCCATTATCCGCTGAAACAAATGAGTTGCGGTCTTGAATAGACCGAAGTGCCTACGCAGATCTGCTAGTTCCTGCTTCGTAAACTGAAGTACCCAATCCGTGTCATTGGGCATATCAGCCGTGTCAACAACCCGTTTCCAGACTGCCTGTTGTGAGCCATACTTCTCGTATACCTCATCCGGTATCTTAAATTCGAAAATCATTAAACAAACCTCCCTATAAGAACTATACCACAAATCGACATTGAAATCCAGTTTGTGATATAATAGTGTTGACGCAACGGGAGAGGGGCTACCACACTCGGTAGTCCTTTTTTCTTAGAACTCGTCTAGCTCCCGCATCATACGGTCATAGCTGATCGCTGTGTTCCGATACGTGGGTTTCACGTAATCTTCATCATCTTCCTTTCTCACCTTGTCTGCCAGCAATCCCGACAGATATCGCTCTCTATCCAGGGCCAGATCAGGGTCATACGCATTAGCAGCCCAGAGCGCATGGAATCCTGCAAACAGCCGATCATCCAGCTTTTTCCCCTGAAATCGACCCGCAGCAGCCTTGATATCCTGTGCCAGAGCGTCATAGTCCTTGATCTTGGCGATCTCAAAGCCAGCCATTTCATTGATGAAGTAGGGCGAATTGATGATCCAATGCCCTGTCTTCAGCCTTGTTTCACCCAACATGACCAACTTCGTCCGTGTTTTAGCAGTAACTCTAGTACCAAATGCTGGTATCTCATTACGTCTGATGCTGGTCGTGTTGATATCCTGAAACAGATTCTCGTACTGAAATTCCTCAGATAGCGTGTGAATGGTGTGTTCGCCGTAGTTGTTGGACTCCACGTTGACCACCGCTGGCATATCCAGGTAGTGATCGAAGTACATGAATCCAATCTTCTGGATTACCGCAGCAAACTCATTCGGCTTGAGGAAATTGCAAGCGAACTCGGCCACTTGCATCTCATAGTCCTTTTTGGTCCCTTTCTTCAGCACATGGATCACCGAGTTACTCAGGCCCAATCCACCGCCAATATCACAGCCCAGGTAGTATTCTCGTCCCTTCTTCGGTCCCTCAAACATAAGCAGACAGCCGTTCGGGTCAGCCAACTCAGTAGACATACCGAGGAACTTGATTTTAGGGTCTTTATACATCAACTCCATAAATTCCCCCGCTAGTCTGACGGCATGTGATAGACCTGAAACGGATCAAGTCGCTTCTGCATTTCGTTAATAAGCTCGTTTCCAAACATACCGACTGTCCTGTGCTGAAACGCCTCAAAGTGGTCGGTAGGGTATTCCGAGTAGAAAGTAGCCAGATTACCTGACTTCTTGAAATTGATATAGTTCATTTCCCACCAGTACATCTGCTCACGGCTGACACGGAATGTCTTGCCAAAGCAGTATCTAGGACTGGTTTTCGCCACATGATCTGCCCAATCTTGGGTAGCCTTGCGCGGAGTCCAGTCGCCTTTAGGACTCATTACATAGAGGGAGTTAAGATAGACCGGAATGAACAAAGCACGTAGTTTCGGATCTCTGCCCTCCCAGGAGCGGGTGAACATATCATGCCAGTGATCGTCGCGTACACGCGCGGTTGATTCATGGATGCCGATGTTATTGGGGAACAAGTGAAAGGTCGGCATGAAATCCGCATCAATCTGTTCATAGTTTTCCCAATCAGGTAACTCAGTGAAGTGAAAGACATTGGTAGTGTTTCCTTGAGCGATACCACCGCCCATCTTGCGTCCGTGGCCTACGACCAGGGTACTGTTTAACTCATCGAAATGGATAGCCTCACCCTCAGTCGTCTTGACGTTATCCTTAATAGAAGGATACATCCACCAAGGCAAGCCATCCATAATGTCATTGAAGCGTCTACGGAGAACCTGAGAGCCTGTAGGTGCGTCCGAGGCCATAACCCCGCGCTGGTTCTCATGGAACACAAGTCGCTGAACCATGATGTTCTGAGCAAGCTGTGTAGCCCCTGCCTGTCGGCACTTACACCACACCCAACCGTTGCTACGCCCTTCTTCCCAGGCCAGCTTCTCGCCGTTGGCAATGTGCTTCAGGCCAGTCTCCTGCGCGTCCCACAACTCAATAGTCACAAGCCTTCCGTCAGGAGTCATAACCTTAGAGTAGCGATCCATCCAGTAGCGGAAGTCCCAAGTACACAGGGCTATCTCATTGATAATAAACTGTTGTTCGTAGTCTTTAAGCTTTCGCGTGGGTGCCTTTTTGTCTTCATTCCACTCAGGCATACCATACTGGATATCCAGTGATTCTTGCACACCGAACCGCTTGAGTTCAAAAGGGATACTTTTCTGGACTTCGTGGATTCGTCTATCCACAATTTCGCTATGATACATCTTCTTCAGGTTCTACCACTATCTCA